GACACCCCGCAGACAACGCAGGCACCAGACCGAAGTGCTAGCCGGCGCAGTAATGCCCAACCTCGCGCCCCATCTTTGTCGGCCCGCCACATCTCACCCGATACGCCGCCAACCAGGGCCAGGACGATCACTAACCAAATCGGCATCTCTGCCAGCGCTTGTTGCTCGTTTGTCATCGCCAACCCCTAAACGCAAAAACCCGGCGCAATGGCCGGGTTTGGTGGTGGGTGCCTGCCGCTCTCTGCGGTCGCACCTATCGAAGATGACTACTTTTTACAGGTCGATTCCGGTGGCAGCAACCCTGTTTTAATGCCACCCGGTGAATAAGTGGGTAACACAGGGGGAACGCCTAGCGAATGTCGGTGAATACACCACCACGGCATTCTGTTGTTTCAGCGGTGTCCCATTCGTCCCACTTTTCAGAATCGAAGTAGGACACCTGAGAGCGCCTAAGTTCGGGGCTTCGCCCCACTGTCCTACTTATCTTTCTCCTTTCTCGTGTAAAGGAAGAAAATTAAAGAACACGCGTTCGCGCGTAAGCGCGTGCTGCTGCCCGCTACGCATACATGGGCGGGGGGCACTCGCAAGCAGGACGGTGGGACAACCCAACAACGAAAAGGCCCGCACCTGTCCCACTGCATCAAAACGCAGCGGGACAAGACGGGCCAGTGGGACAACAACAGCCGGACGAATACCTGGGGTCACGCAGCCTTCCCCATCATCACGCCGAGGATCTGCAGGTGTGCGTCATGCAGGCGCTGGTAGTACGTGTCACGGCCGCAACCGCAATGGGAGTACCGCAAGCGCATATCAACATCGAGCGTGCAGTAATGCTCCTGCACAACCGTCACCAGCTCGGGCGCCAGATGTTTGTTCACGATCAGCTCGATGTCGAGAGAACTCTCCAGCGGCGCACGAAAGGCCCGGCGCCCACGGATCAGTTGCCCATTGCTCTCCATCATCATGGCAACCATGTTCCCACCAGCAAGCCCCCCTTTCGAATGTTCGGAATGCAGCTCCTGAGCCCACAGCCTCAGCAACGAATCGATCTCCTTAATCAAAGCAAGGATCCTCGTACACTTCGCGCTTCAACGCCGAAGCACCGCCCCACCCTGCAGGCTTCTTGTAAGCCCACGGCCTCTGACCACTCTTCACCAACGGAGGCAACCGCACGCGCCGCCACCCCAACCGGTGCATGATTGCACCGACGCGCATCTGCTCCGGCTTGCCCCAATGTCCATAGTCCAACTTCAACGCACTGGTTAGCACATCGCTGCCGGTGGTGGTCTCGCCGATCTGCGACTCTTCCAGCCAGGTCAGAATCGGCCCTTCCCACTCGTCCACCACAAAGCGCTCGTCCTGCTCTTCGCCGAACATCGCCGCTTCATCCAGCGTCACCCACCAGAGATCGCCCGCGTCGTAACAGAACACTGCCTCAGCCCAGAGCTGATCGCGGATCGAACGCAACAGCTCCAGATCCACCTTGGTACACGCCACCGGCCAATAACGCCGGTTACCGGTCGCATCCTTCAGGTACTCGTCCTGGTTCGTCGTCCCCACGAACACACACTGACGCGGCACATCCATCGTGCGGCGGCCGTAACTCTCGCGGTAGGTATCAGTGGACGCCGAGAAAAACTGCTTGGCCTTGGTACTCTCGGCCTTGTTGAAGCTGTCCAGCTCGCCCAGCTCGACGACCCATTTGCCCCGGATAGCCTGAAACCCGTCCTTGTCGCCGAGAGCGAACGGCGTATCCATGAACCACTCGCCCCCGAGGATGCTCATCGCTGTCGACTTACCAGCGCCTTGCGCGCCCTCAAGGATCATCACCGAGTCAGCCTTGCAGCCCGGCTTCATTACCCGCGCCACGGCCGACAACATCCAGCGCTTGCCCACCTTGGACGAGTAATCGGTAGCCTTCACACCCATGACGTCCGTGAGCCAGCTCTCCAGGCGCGGCACGCGATCCCACTCGAGCTTGCGAAGGTACTGCCGCACCGGATGAAACGCGTGATCATGCGCGACCACACTGACCGCCTCGATCACATGCGACGCCTTGACCCGCAAGTTGTACTGCTGCGCGAGCCACTTCATCACACGCACATCATCAATATCCGCCCAATCACCCGTGCCGCCGCCATACGGTGCCGCACGCAGTTTCACGATCTTCGAACTGAAAGCGCTGTAACTGATCACCCCGGCCCAGCGCTCATCGTTGGCCAGGATCAGCTCGACGTTCTGCATGTGCGCAATCAGCGCACCGCTCTCACTTCGAGCCAGCATGTCCTTCCAGCCACCAGCAGCCGGCGGCTTGACCACCGCCAGCACCTGGCGGCGTACCGCCTCCAAACCTTCGGCTACATGTAGGTCATTGAAGTCGGTCCACTTGATCTCGCGCTCACCGGAAAAGATCGGCGCAACCACCTGGCCACCAACGATCAGCGCCGCGTTGTTGGCCTTTTCTTCACCGGGATTCCAGGCATCGCCGTTCGGTTTCGTGGTCTTCCAGTCATCGTCCCGGCAGATGATCAGCGGGCAGCCGGCGAAACGCTCGCGCATCGCCTTGCACACCACTAGCAGGTTGCCAGCGTCAAACGCGATGGCCACGGTCAGCGAAGTCGCCATATGCAAGCTTGCGCCCGTGGCGTAGCCCTCACACACCAGCACGGGTTCGCCCGGATCCGGATGCGGACCGATCAGGTGAAAGGCGCCCTCTTTTGACATCCCATAGGGCCAATAGGTCTTGTCCCGACCAGTGTCTTCCTGCTTGGTTGGAAACACCACTTGCAGGCCGACAATCTCGTCGCGCACGTTGCACATCGGCACCAGGAAGGCACCGGTGCGAGGCGCATACCGAACACCGATACCAACGATCTGCTTACGATCCAGATAATCGCTACGGCCCTTCTCTGGCATGCGCTTGAACATGCCCGCCGCCCGCTTCGCGGCACGACGTGCCGCACTGGCCGCGATCTCCGCAGCCCGGCGCTTCGCCTCCTCCTGCCGAGCGCGCATAACCTCACGCTCTTCCGGCGACATCCGCCCGGCCTTGACCTTGATCTTCTGCGACTCGCCCGAACGCCAGTCACCGAACGCGCCGAAAATCAGCGTCTCGCCCTTCTCAGTGTGATGCTCATGGGCGATGTACCAGCCGTTCTTTTCCTTGCCCTTGTCCTGCGCCGTCTTGCAACGGGTCAGCTTACCAAACACCAACGGCTGCGCAGGCTCAAGCCCATAATCCGCGAATTGCCCCAACACCTCATCGAGCATGGACGGCCTCCCAGATCTCATCGATCTCTTGGCAGCTCACGCATTGCGTGCAACCAGGAACAGCAACACGCCGTCCCTCAGGGATCGGGCTGTCACAGTTTTCACAGAACAAAAATGAATGCGCCGCCAAAGCGGGCTTGGCAGCGTTGCGTGCAGCGAGCGCCTGATCGATGCGCTCTTGCACTAGGTCATTAGCAAAATCCGCGATGTCAGCCACGATCAACACCCCGCGTCGTCTGGTTGACGTAGGTGGCGCGGTTGAACATCCCCAGCAGCCCCTGAATACCGCGAAACACCTGCAGGCGGATCGCGGCCAGTTCGTGGTCCGTCACCACACCGTCGCCGATGCTCTTGGCCCATGTCTCAGCCAAGTCAGCTACCTGCCGAAAGTATTCAGCAATTCCGGTGGTCAGGGTTTCAGGCATGTCATTGGTGTACGCCTCGGCCAATTCCTGCCAGGTCGTATCCCCCACCAACGCGTGCACCGCATCCAAAATGCGACGGTCCTTGGTCAGCTCCAGAATTTCGCCGAACTCCTGAATGTTCACTGCATGACCGGGGTGGGTTGGAGACAGCTTGTGCTGCAGTGTGGTGGCGTTTCTGCCGGTGGTGGCGGCGATTGCAGCGGCGCCGCCGGGATAGTCCCGTGCAGCATGGTAAAGCGCTAGATCGAGCGGCAAAATTTCCCGCTGCGCCCGTTCTACAGAACTCAGAGCGATTCGGCTCATGGCATTAATCCTTAAGGTTGCCAGTGCCGCGCGACATGCAGTGGTGATACATTTGCCGCGTGGCTTGAAAGGGCCCAAACGCCGGCTAGATCTTCAGGATCGATACCGGCACCGTGCCGAGGCGAACGATCCGTAGTTCACCTCTGGCGCGACAGCTGCCCAATCTGTGGTGGAAAAGGCAGCAACACCAAAGCTTCCGAGCCTTGGAAAAGCGCGATAAAGAGGGGTGGTTAGCATGTGGTGTGCCCGCCTACCTTTATCGCGACCCGACAGCGCTGTGGTGGTGCGTGCCGGGAGGAACTGGGCGACCTTTGGGTCGCCTTTTTTCTACCTATGCTGATTTGATTGATGAAATCGTTTCAGTGATACCGAAGTGCTCCAAAACCTCAGAAAGTGAGACATAACCTTCGCTTTCTCGGGTCAAGGATTTAATCAAAGAGACACTGGGGTCTTTGCTTGCGTATTTGACATGCAAACGTAGATAGCTCACAGCAATCCGGCATCTTGAGGCGTAGGCTGTCTGGGCTTCAGAATTCAAATGGTTGATGTAGTCGCGCAGTTTCATATGATGCTCCTTCAGATTCACAATTTAACCATTAAGGTTAATTTTTGCAATACCCGAAAGGACATTCACCTTTAAGGTTAATCAAGCCAGAATTCGTGCATGAAAATTTCCGATACTCGACTACAGAATTTCCGTCGAATCTTGGCCGAGAAAAAACTCCGCCTGACCGATATCGCTGAACTGTTGGGGAAAGCTCCAGCACAAGTCAGTGCGTTCGGAGGCAAAAATCCCACCAAGGGAATTGGCGATCAGATTGCTCGTGAGATCGAAAACGCTCTCAATTTGCATGATGGATATCTAGATATGCCGTACGGGATGGATGAGTTCAGCAACGTCACGATGCTGAGCCATACCGGCCGTAAGCTTCCAGTCATAGGTTCAATTGCAGCCGGCGCTTGGTGTGAGGTTGGCGAAAGCTTCGTGCCTTTATCCTCCGAGTTGAAGGAATCAGCATGGAGCAAAAATTCTCAGAGGGGGATAAAATTGTAATCGACCCCTCCTTAGATGCATTACCCGGTCATTTTGTCGCGGCCAAAAGAACTCGAGACCAAGCTGCTACTCTTAAACAGTTGAAACAAGAAGGAAACGAACAATATTTGTTCGCCTTGAATCCGGACTGGCCGGATCGCATAATAAAAATGACCGAAGAATGGAGTATTTGCGGTCGCGCTCGTTGGAAAATTTCTGACCTTTAGGGTTCGCAATCATACTTCAAGGAAAACCATGACGGAACATACCGGGCACATCAAAAACCCTTTAACAGTCATTTCCAGATTTGCAGCTGTTGCCGAAATCAGCGGCACTGTCGTCCTACCTTTCATCTCACCAGAAAACCAAGCCACATATATTTGGTTCTTGATGCTATTTCCTGCATTACTGGTTGGAACTTTTTTTATTACTCTAAACTTCAACCATAAAACCTTATACGCTCCATCTGACTATCAAAACCAAAATCATTTCTTGAACCTATTCGGCATAGTCACACCAGGCGACCGTGTGGAA